AATCGTCGGGCTAGATGGATTGATGTTGGAGCGCAGTTGATCCACGTCAAGGCCGCTGCTGATCACTGCAGAACCAGTGAACACGCGACCGTAGGCGATCGGCACGGGAAGTCCCTGTTTGCTGGTATTGACGATGCCGCTGAAGGTGAACGATTCAAGGCGTGCGGCTTCCTTGCCAACGTTGAAGCCAAGCTCGGGCTGAGGGGAGATCATTTGGGCGACGCCGGTCAGGATGAGACTGGCGCCGATCAAGCTCAAAGATGTGGCCAGCGTGGTCAGCGCTCCAGCGGTTCCGGCTGTTGCTGCGGCTGCACCAAAAAAGCTGGTGGTGCCAAATGCGCCAGCACCAGGGAGCAGAAATGAAACGGCAATAAGACCGATGCCAATCAGCACATTGGTAAACCCTTGTCCTGCACCGGCAATCACAGGCGTGATACTGAAGACCTCACGTTCGCTCCAGGGCAGCACGAGGCCTTCGGGCGCGGCGTTGGTAATCTTCTCGCGGCCGACGGTGACGCGGAAGTGCATCCCATCGCCTTCGCGGTCAACGAACCAACGGTCGAGGCCAGGGAAATTGACGCAAAGAGCCTTCAGCGCCTGCGCTGGCGTGTCAGCATAAAATTCAAAGCGGCACTGGCCCAGCTTCTTGCGGAGTGCGCCGTAGACCTTAACGACTTTCATGCCGTAGGACCATGGCCGTGTTCTTCACATAATAGCCGCCGAAGACATCACGACTCGACAGCCTGCCTTGAACGTGGTGCAGGATCTGCTGATCACCCAGATAGATGGCACCATGGTTTGGCAGGTTGGCGCTGAGCTGCATCAGGATCAGATCGCCACGTTGAAGATCAGCAAATGGGACTTGGCGAAAGCCTTGGCTCTTGTAGTTGTCGAGGTAGAGGTTTTCACCACGCTCCCAGAACAAATCGCGGCGCTCGAAGTTGGCTAGGTACAGATTCCATTCGCGGGCGTACCAATCACGGATCAACGCATAGCAATCGACGACGCCAAAGACAAATTCCCTGCCGACGTATGGCAGCTCGAAATTAGACGGCTCGCATCCGCCCCATTGCTCGGTCTTGGGGTTGACGATCACCCATGGCAGGCCGGTGGCATTGCAGCTCAGCTGATCGGCTGGTGACGGCTGCGGCTGCGTAGTCGGGTGGCTATGGATGACCGCGACGACCTCGCCAGCGTCCTCTGCGGCTGCGTAATCGGTTGGGTCAATGACGAAATGCTCCGATGGTGTGGCGGCAATGTTGCGGCAGGGAAAGTAGCGACGGCGCCCTTTGACCACGACGATCAGGCCGCAGCACTCGCGGGGATCTTCGGCCTTGGCGTGCGCAAGAATCTCGGCCTTGAGGTGATCGGTCAGCCTCATTGCGTCAGCCCCGCTCCTGGGAATGATCCAAACGGCAGCTCGCTGGTTGCATCACCAAGCGGACCATAGAAACGCAACTTGCAGCTTGATAGCTTTTTGCCGCATACATCATCAGGACTGGCGCCAGATGGTACCAGTGCTAGGTATGCGTCGCGTGCGGTTTCGTAAGCTGTTTTAGCCGTAGCCTCTGCCGAGACAGCCGAGTTGTAGGCACTTAGGGCCGTGTTGTACGTTGACTGAGCAGCGGAGATGGCAGCGGCATCCGTTGCCCACCGCTGGATCCTGTAATTCTCGTACGGAAAAGAGCCGGAGACTAAATCACCACGTCGATATATAGCGCCTAACGAAACAGCGGCATTGCTCCATTCAGCTATTGTAACCTTTGTTTTGCTGTTGTAACGGACATAATCAGTGCTGGAGTTGTAGCGAGTCTCCTGCAGAACATAATTTCCTTGTGCATAGGACAGATCATTGGTCGCTGTAGCAAGGGTTGCCGCTGCTGCTCTCTTGGTAGCGTTAGCGTCTTGGTAGGTTGCCAGCGCGTCGTAATAGGCCTGCAACGTGGCATTGCTTGATGACGTAAGCCGTTGGTCGTTCGCACCAGCGACTGGCGCCCCGGCATAGCCGCACTCCGCCGAGCGGTATTGCCATTGGCAGATGTTGGCGATGATCTGTCGCTTGGGAATCATCATGCCTGCCAGGTCAAACTTGCTGGCCAGCTCCCATTGCACCACATCGCGGGTCTCGGCGCTCTTGCGGTCGATGTACCAGATTTCGTCCGGGCACTTCGCGTGCGGATCAGCCGTTGCCTCGCCGTCGAGGAACTTCTTCAACGTGCGGATGCGTGTCACGGTCGCACCGCCAAGGTCGTTTCCTGGCGTGAACGCATTGGCGATGAGCAGCAAAGCGCTGATCTCGCCGCCGAGATTTGCGACGCTCAGTGTTGGCCGCGGCAGGGTGCCGGTATTGCCGTACTCGAAGCCCTCGGCCTGGATTGGCAGACGGATGTAGGTCTGTCCGTTCCAGACGATGTTGCCGGTGACCGCAGCATTGGCGCCAGCGTGGAAGTAATAGGTGTCGGAGCTGCCGTGGAGCGCAGCCACGAGCTTTAGCTGGAACAGCTCGATGATGGCATTAGGTGCCAGCGCCGCCAGCTCTTCGTAGACGCTGCTGATCGCCTGCCAGGTCGCCGTGCCGTCGGCGATGGTGCTGCCGATGTCAGTTGGCCATGCGGGCTCAGTGCTGGCACTGGTGCCTGCAACGGTGCAGCGAAAGACCAGACCGCTGGTTTGTAGCGTCGTGGCGCGTCGTACATCACCGACGACGAACGCAGTGGTGGCGGCCCATGCCGTGAAGCTCATGGCTCGAACACCTGCTCAAATGTGGCCGATAGGTTGGCCCTGCCGGTGTACGGGATCGCCTTGCTCCATTCGCGGCAGATCCACTTGTAGGACGTTGCCGTGTCAGGTGGCGTCCAGTCAAAGGACTCCTGTCCGCCACGTGCATCAAGGAATGCTTCAAGCGTGTCGCAGTCCGCTTCGGAGATGTTGTTCCATGTCAGCGCCCATGACTTGGGGTTTTGGTTCAATCCAAACGTCAGCCGCTGCTCGTAGCCATCGCCGAACTTGACGCTACGAACCGCTGGCCTGCTGCGTTTCTCGGCGCCGTAGGCAGGTGCTGGCGTGGAGGGAAAGGTAGCCATCAGGCGAGCAGCCCTCCAGGCCGTTTCTGTTTGATCAACTCCGATTGTACCGCTGCTGCCACTGCTATCCCGAGCTGCCTACCCTGTGTTTGATCGCCTTGGACACTGCTGCCGCCGGTGGTGACGTTAACGGTGACGTTGACGCCGGTGCCGCCGAAGCTGCCGGTTGGTGCGATGCCACCGCTGCGGCCTGGCATGAACAGCTCAGGTCCACGCTCCCCGACGAGATACGGCTGGCCAGCGGTGACGCTGCCGCCTTGGGCGCGTGGCTTGAACAACCCACCAAGCAAACCGCCGCCGGTGCCAGTGCCTGACATGGCGCCGAACAGTGCCATGTTGATGGCCACGTCGAGCAGCTTGTTAGCGATGCTGTTGAGCAGGTCAACAGCAACCTGTTGCAGGCTCTTGGTGCCGTCGATGGCACCTTGGATGGCATCGACAACGCCTGACTTGATCGACATGCCAATGTCGGCATAGAGCGATTTCAGCTCTTCAGCGGCGCTGGCCTGTTGCTTGAGTGCTTGCGTCTTCTGAAGTGTGGTTCTGATGTCGGCTTCGTTGAGCGCTGGGTATTGTGCCTTAAGGTCTCTGATTTGCAGGCTCAGTGCGTATTCTTCGCCGAGCCCGTACAGTTTGGCATTTTGCAGGCCAAGTTCATCCTCAAGTTGCTGCATTGCGCCAGCTGCTGCCTTGACGCGCTCCTGCTCGTAAGTGAGCACGTCAACCGCAAGCTGACGCGCTACGGTAGCGGCTTGAATCTTCAGCACCGCCAGCTCGTTTTCCTTTCGCGCTGCCGGCAAGGTTTTATCCATCGCCACCTTGTTGGCTTCGTACGTGATCTGCAGCAGTTTGGCTTGCGCCTCACGAGCGAGCACCAGCGGTTGATAGCCGTCTTGGCGAGCCGAAAGGATCCTGCCTTCTAGCTCGTATTGCGCTTGTGCCAACTTGAGTTGAAGGCTTGATTCAGCAATCTGTCGTGCAGTTGTTTCGGCGGTTTTTGCCGCTGCATTGGCGGCGCTTTGGCCGCCTCCGCCACCACCACTGGGAGCGGCAGGCGCAAGCATTGGCGGTGGAGTTGTGTTGACCGGTCGTTGCTGAGTTGGCGGTAGTCCGACCTGAGCGCGACGATTTACCTCGGCATTGATCATAGCATTGGTCATCTGTGCTGCCACTTCCGCCGGCTGACCTTTGTAGATCCTGCCTCCAAACTTCATTTGTACTTCACCTACGCCAAACACGCCTCCTGGAAGTGGCCCATAATCCCGAGAGATTGACGACTGAGCGCGTGCAAGCATCGCTTGCTTTTCTTTATCAGTAATTGACGATGCCGCGAATGCTTGTCCCATGCGAGTGACAAGATCAATGGCCACGTCTAAAGCACCTTTAAGTGCTGGCGTCAGGCTGGTTCCGATTGCCCTTGCGACTTGATCAATTCCGTCTTGCAATGTGCTGAACTTGCCAGCAAGCGTGTCCGATTGCGCGATGGCGCCATTGGCATATTTGCCGCCTTTCTCTGTCAGTCTGACAATCGCCACCTCGACGGCCTGAGCGCTGATCTGCCCTTTGCTCAGCGCCTTCTGGAACTCGTCGCCCGACAGGCCATACATCTTTCGCAGCTCGCCCTGCAGCGCAATGCCGCGCTCCTGGAACTGCAATAGCTCCTCGCCTTGCAGTCTGCCTTTCGCCTGCACTTGCCCGTAGGCAGTTACCAGGCCTTGCAGCTCTGCCCCAGTTGCGCCGCTAACATCCGCCAGCCTGCGGGTCGTTTCGACGACGTTCTTTGCCTCGACGCCGAAGGCTTGCAGCCGCTTGGCGGCGTCGATTAGCTCGGTGCTCGTGAATGGCGTTACGGCTCCAAGTTGCTGTAGCTCGGAGATGATCTGCTTGGCCTGCTCAGCGCTGCCAGTCAGCGTCTGAATGCTGCGTGTTTGTGTTTCAAGCTCAGCAGTTTTGACAAAGACAAATTGCGCAGCCTGCATTACCCCGAGGGCAGCGATTAAAGGCCCCAAAGCGCCGGTAATCGCGGTAATGCCGGACTGCGCAGAGTTACTGGCGCTCCCGGCGTTTCGGGCAGCCGAAGCCTGCCTTTGAAGCCCAGCCGCTGCGGCTTCAGTGCTGGTGACGAACTGACCGTTGACCTTGCGTGCGCGTCCGGCAGCATCGATAAAATACTGCATGCCATTGGCGGCAGTATGCAGCTCCTTGCCGGATTTAGTCAAGGCGACTGTTGTGCCATTGACTGACTGCGTAAGCTGCTGCGCTGCGGATTCCGCCTGCTTAGACGATGCGGCAACCTGCTGCAGATTCCGTACTGCAGCAGAGCTATCTACCCGTACGTCAACAACAGCAACAGCCACAGCAGGAACCGACCTTTGAGGTCAGTCTACCGGCTGCGGCGTTTTGCCTTGTCCATCTCCTGTTGCTCGCGTTTTCCTTTCACCTCGTAGTAGGCGGCGAAATGCACGAACTCATCATCAGTTAAGTCTTGCCGCAACTGGCTCACGGTCTTGCCTAGCTCAGTCGCCAGGAAGAATTCAAAATAGAGCCAGTTGTCGGCCTCTAGTCGTTTTTTGCTGTCTCCAAGGATTCAGCTTGGCCGAGGCCAAACAGAAACAGTTCCAGCTCATTCAGCACCTGCTCCGGCAATTCCCGTTGCAGCTTCACCGCATCAGCTGCAGCGAATGCTTTGGTGCCGTCTTCGAGCTCCGCCTTATGGCACAGCATCTGCGTGCTGATGTCCAGCGCTTCATCGGTGCCTGAAAGCCCGGTGGCACGTTTGCGGTCAGCGCGGGTGATTGGCGTGAAGTAGAGCGGCAGCACAACCGTGCCATCCTCTTTCTTCACGTCAAACCGCCGACGTTGCGTCAGATCAAAAGCACCGGTGAGCAGGTCAACGGTGCGGGTTGTAGCAGGCATCAGATACCAAGAGTGATTGTTCCGTTCATGGTGAAGTTGATCGTCACCATTTCAAGCTCGCCAACAGTGGCGCCGTATTCGGTGGAGTTGATCACGATGCTACCCGTGATCTTCTTGCCGCCGGTTTCATCAAGGTACAGCTCAACGAAGGCATTGCCTTCATCGGTTGCTGTGCCGACATCCTTGATCAGGTCCAGCTTATCGCCGGCGCCTGGAGCATCGTACAGCACTTCCATGCTGCCGGTGCCACCAAGAAGTCCGCCAATGTTCGCCTTGTAGGTTGCGCCTTGAGCGGTGGTCTCAAGGACATCTTTCTCCACGGTCATTGACCATGAACGCACGGCAGCGATCTCGGAGATGCCGCCGCTGCTGTCTTTATCGAAAAAGACAGTTCCTTGTTCGCCACGATAGAAAGCCATGATCAGACCGAGGTAGTGATGGTGCCGGTGGTGGTGAAGTTACAGGTAATAACCTCAAGCTCGCCGACGGTGGCGCCATACTCGGCAGAAGTGATCAGCCCGGCAAAGCTGATCTTCTTGGTGCCGGTGGTGTCGAGGAACAGTTCAAAAGTAGCTACTGC